TCTCCCGGTCGTATATTGAGAGACAAACAAGTTCATCGTTTGCCCGGCGATCGGCGTTACTCCCACAATAGAAAAATCGATTGCCACAGCTCCTGTCACATAATTCACGCTTCCAATTGTCGTCGGATTATAAAGTCCGGGATTGCCCGTATTAACATTGTACATACCTGGAATGGCGGGATTTGTCGTCGCAAGAGGGTTAGAAACTTGAGGATTAGGTACTTCGTATATCAAATTTCCTTTGCCATCATCTGATACCAAAATGGGAGCGCCCGAAGTAGAAGTGCCCCCAAGCGTGAATGAACGGCTGTAAAATGGGATTGCATTCACTGTAAATGAGAATGCCTGGGTAACTCCATTGCCCGCTATAGGCTGAGAAAGTGTGGGCCATTTAGGCCACATATAGAAAAATTGTTGACGATCCTTCGCAAAAAAACCTTCAATCCCATCGACATACATAGGGGAGCGAAATCCCTGCCAATAATTAACATCCACGGTATAACGGTCTACAAATGGCGCAGTGTAAAAAGTATACACTGCGCGCATCTGATCAGTCTTAATAGAATTGGGAAAATTCTGGTTATAGAAATTGTTAATGTAAACACCGATATCGCTACTCTTAAGTGAAGATTCCGAGGAAGAGCCTGTTAGTCTTCTTACTTTTTGAGCTATATATGCATATGTTGAATCGGCTGGTGTTACTGCTGACATATTTCCTTATCCTTAATAAGAACCTGTACATCGAAGAAATTAAAAGCTAGCGGGGACAAATCGGTGCTCTTGTTCTTCATATGAATCTTTAGCTAATGGATTTTCTCCATTCTCATCGCATTTTCCCTGTCTAGCTATACATTTTTTATTATTGACTTCATTAACCAGACCTTGGGGTACGTCATATACTTCCTCATGAAGAAATGTCCAAAATTGAATCGGCTCCCCCGCTCCCAAATTGTAGGGTCTAGCGAGGAATTCGTTTCTTCCATTCTTATTTAGATATCTAGCTTTGATTATTTTCCCATCTTCTTTCTTCTTCTTGATCGCTTTCTCTTTATTTTCGGGAGTCATGTGGCTAAATCCATCTCCTTGGACGCTATTGGCCACTTGTCTTGTCAATCCATGTTCTCTGCCGTTCGGAGCTACTCTAATCAATGTTGTCATCGTCAATTTCCTTGTTGTCCATTTAATGCGCGGAAAGGTTCCACGGTTATATTGTAAATATTGCGGCTACCCGCAGGGCTTAAACTGGCTGGTCTGCTAGGAGGGGGAAAGGATGGAGGAGGAATCACAAATGGATCAAAATTTGAAGCATCAATGTTTAGGGTAAAATTAGTGCCTGAAATGTTGGTGATCTCTCCTGTCAGCTCATTTGCCTGTACCATCCCATATTGAGGGGGAACAGTTAAGCAAACCAATTGCCCTAGGGCATATGTATTGTAAATCGAGTTTATAAAGCTCACTACCATGGGGTAAGTATTAGTGATAGCCGTGATTATTAAAGCTCCCGGAACAACTGGCGAAGGGGGGAGATAAATATTATTTGCCATAGCCTCCTAATTAAGAGGTGAGGGCCTAAACCCTCACCTTTTTCAATGCAACTACTATGCTTCGAACTTGTACGCTACCCAGTTAATCTGGTCTAGATTAGCTCCGCCCGCAGAAGCTGCCCCACCACCAATGATCATACATGGGGTGAAGTTAGCCGTTCTGAATGGCTGCAAGTTAAAGTCATAACCTGTAAATGTGTTAGTTACAGGATTATATTGCGTACTAGCCCCTGCTGGAGCAAATGTCGCAAACAGAGGGGCGGTTGGAGAGGCTGTGCTGGCTGGCCATGCAAAAGCGTTAAATGCGGATGAATTGATATTCAACGTCACATTATAAGCGCCTATGTTTCCAGCCGCCATTACTGCGTTGACAGCTAAAATAGTCCCTGTCAATCCATTCATTTGATTCATTCCAAAACTGGAAGGAGGAACACTCAAACGAATTTCCATGCCTACGGAATAATAGAGGGACGGATCGACCGACGTTGAAACTACTGCTTGCGTAGCGTTGGAAATATTTGTCACATACATCATCTCAGGGTTTACAGCTAAAGGACTCAGAAGAGTATTTCCTACTCTACGTGTATTCCCCGCTGTTGCAGCCGCTGCGAATCCGTTAGAAGCGGTAGCAGGCAAGCCCAGGAGCGTGTATCCAGATCCAGAAACACTTGAAATTTCAAAATCCATACCCGCAATTTGAAGCATCCCAGTCGTATTGTAGATCCGAAGTATGTCCCCATTGCTATAGGTATTTGTCTGAGAGACGACAGCTGGGTTAGCGGCCGTAATTGCTGTGATCGCATTTGTTGCCTGTGCTTCGACCATGGGCAGCGCGGTGAGATAGATAAATCCGTTAGATGCAGTGGCAGTCGAAAACTTGTCTTCTAGGACAGCATTGGACCCAGCGATTCGGTATCTAATCCCATCGTTGTAGGCGGATTGTCCTAATCCGAACTTCGGACCAAACCATTTTCCCCCGATGCAGACTGTTCCCGATCCACCAATTTGAGTAAAATTCCACGTCTCGAACATATCGGCTGAGCTTGGCAAAGGAATTACTTGGCTAGCGCCAGTAGAGGTATACGAACCCCCTGTAATAATAGTAAAAGGCATATATACTCCTTATAGTCTTGTTGTAACGTTAAGACCAGAGATCCAGTTTTGATTGGTAATTGCTCGACCAATTGCAAACTTCGCGTAGAGTTGCGAGTTTTGCGCAACACTAGATACAACGTATGGAGGTCTATAACCTAAAATCGCTGTGTAATTATTTTGCTCAACCTTAGCCGCCGCCTCTAGGCCATACATTGGAATTGTATAGACGGTAGAGCCATTGGATGCAGCCCCCGGGATGAAGGCCGCTTTAGACGATACAAAGAATCGGAAACGTGAGATCGAGCAGTACTCTTCCGGTCTTAATCCGTCTTGATCGGGATACGTATTTTTGAGTAGAACACCCTGAACGTTTTGAAGGTCAGTTGTGATATCGGTGCTTGCAAGAGCAATGAACGCATCGCGTGTGGGACCTGTTGAGAATTTATCCTCAGCTTCGATCACTTCAAGCATTGTGCGAGCATCGTTTCCGAGCAAGATACGCTCGATGTTGTTCACATCTGCGCGAGATATTTCACTTGGTTGTAGGCCGTTAACGCCCCCAGTGGCGTTAATGTAGGATACACTCGACGCGTAAAGGTCACGCATAAGTAAATCTTCTTTTTCACGAAGCCACTGACCTAATAATGCAGTAAACTTTGTTAGAACTTTGTCATTCTCCCAGAGAACGACTTGCTCGTTTACTACTACAGTCTTTGCATAAATTTCGACCTTAGCGTCGATATCAGTACGGACTACAACTTCAGGAGCAGGGTCGATACCCGATCCGTCTAATTGTCCTCCGTTTGTGGAGAGACGCTCATAGCGAGACATACGGATATTACGTCCGATATGTGCTTCTGCGTAGTGAAGGTCAGCTCCGAAAGAGTGGATGAGGTTAAACATGGGCGTTGAGAGCAGGTCTTCAGAAAACTGAAGAGGGAGCTCGGGAGCCATGTTATTGATATTGGTGATACCAGTTGACATAAGCCTGAACCTAAATTGAATTGTTTATTTCGTGTTTTTGGCGAAAAAACTAATCAGCCTAGGTTGGCGAAGCCTTATGTCAGCCGGAATGGATGAGGATTGCGAATCCTCTATTGCGCTAGTCCGAATCTATCAAAGTAAAATATTTATGGCAAAGGAGAATGTAAACCGCTTTACTAATCCTCGGAAAGAATAGCTTGCAGTTTATAGAGATGAAGCCATTCTTTTTGCCAAGAATCAGAGATAAAAGACTTAGTTAACTCCTCTAAGGTAAAGTCTCCTCCTATTTCAGTATGAAACAAAGGGGGCTCAGAAATCTCCATTAGGCACCCCTTTTTACACACAGGACAAGCCGAACGGATCTTAGGAGACATGGGGTAACGATCTAAAACCACGAATTGCTCTATTTCACACCCGCAATCAGGTCTATAGGCTATACACACATTTGTTAAATCGCGCGCTCTCTGTTCAACTAACTGTTCCATCATTCTTTTTTTCTTCTCGTCGAGCCCCTCAATATCATCAAAATAAACATGCGTGTTATACTCAAGATTTTCCATTCCTTTAATCTCCTATTACTTTTGTGAGGTACATAATATTCATCCATGCTTGCTCTCTTTCTTCTTCGGAATCGAAATCAAGTACCTCATCCCCTCCTAAGAAATAAAGAATTATAGATTCTTCGTCATATTTTCGAATTTCCATGCATTGAGAAAGATTATACAAAGAATTTTCATGAATAAACCAAATCATGCCTCTCCTCCACGCATAACTTTTTGCATTCTATAAAATGTACATTCTGCCATCTGTAATTTTTCCCATATTTCTTTATTTCCTAATCATCGCATGCTAAAATAAACTCAACTTTATTTAAGTGCTTGACATTAAGGTCCCGATCGCATTACTTTTTGCATCCTGGACCAATTATCTGATTTACGCTTATCATCTAAGGACTGAGGGGCCGTATCTCCTACCTGCGTCTTGCCCGAAACACTCATAGCTTGAGGTTTCATGAAATTCTTCTCTGCTTTTGCTTGTTCTTTCTTGGAGTCAGGATTAGGAACGAATCTCTTTACAGCCTTGTATATCTTCGACCATTTAGAGTAGCCATCTGGCATCTCTTTGTAGGCTTCAGCAACTTCAGGATAATGATACTCAAGGTAATCGAGATTTTCGGAGTTACAAACTTGATGGAAATCTTTGAAGTCATTGGCTAGCCGTTGGGGAAATTCGGTTTGTTCTCTCTTTAAATTCTCTTCTTGATGCTTGCGACGTTCTTTTTCTAGAGATTGGGAAACCAGACGTGCAATTCTCTCTTCTTCAGTCTCTTCGAAAGATTCAGTTATTTGACGGTTATTTGATTCTGGCTTATTGACAAGAGCTTCCATGGCTGCTTTAAGGGCAGAGACTTCAGCTTCTTTTTCGTTAGCTCTCTTCTCGGCCTCAACTTTCTCTTTTCTCTCTTTCTCCCTAGCTTCCCGGAATTTCTTCCAGTTAATTTGCTCAGGTGTATCTTCACTTGTAGGTGGAGAGACAGATTCAGAACTTTTTACCTCAGATGCAGTTACTTCAGGCTCTTGTATTTTTACTTCTTGTTCCATATTATTATCCTATGAATGATGATGATTTAATCTCTATTATTAACCCTGATGTTCAACCTCTTGCAAAAACAAATCTAAAAGACGATTTCGATAACTATAGGAAAACGCTCTATTACATGGGAGCCAACGTTCCAATTCAAGTGCTGTGCCTACCCAAGTCTTTAGAAAAATCATTGCTTAACGATGGCATCGTCAGGGTTTACGACCTTATTAACCGTGACCTTACTAAAATCGAAGGGATCGGAAGTAAAAGACTTAGTCTCTTGACATCCCGCCTTGATGAGTTTTTCACGGTTTGCATTTAAGTATTCTATTTCAGAAAGCATCGAAATATTATGTTGCTTTCGAATGTGATCCCAAAACTTTGCTGCATAGAATGCGTCACTCCATCCTTTCATCTCTCTTAACTTGGGATCAACAAAAGTCAATTCAGATAGACAAGCCATCGTCCAGGCATTAGGAAGAGTCCAGAGTCGCTTTGTAAACTGATCCAAGCGTTTATTATAGAGGAACACAGCCTGATTAGGTCGAGGAGAGGGTAAATAGAGAAAGGCAAAGAATTTGCGTCTCATCAGATTCTTTATGAGAGGATCACCAGCCAAAACATAACCCACGCAATATTCATCCTCATCGAAGATATCTCTATGCCTTCTAGCGCAAATCTCTAGCTCTTTTGCTATGTCTTCTGTGAGAGCATGGCCAACCTCAAGGCTATCATAAGAAGTAGGATCATGCGAAGCCTTATAAGCTAGAGCGCCTGCCGTGAAAACCTTATTTACTTTGTCCGATGGAGTTAGAGGAAAGCTCAAGCAATGTTCTCTTTTCTTTCTTTCATTCGAATTAAGTTGCTACTACAAAATTCGAATACTTCCATGGTTGCCCTTTCTACTTCTTCTTTAGGAATGGTATAAACAGCGGCTTGTTGATCCCAGTAACAACTCATCGCATGCATAAAATCTTCTTTGGCCACTGAACATGATCTATAAACGTCTACTACCTCGCCGGATAATAAAGCGACAAGTTTAGGATAACCAAAAACTCGAAGCATATTGTGCATTTTAGTGCGCATTTCTAAGACAATTTTTGCATCTTGGGCAGACAAAGCAAAAAAATCATCTTCAAATCTTTTTTTTGGTTTGATCATATCGGATTCTTCATATCCATTTTCATTCATCAATGATCTTCCTTATTTACCTTGATATAAGTGGTTTTTCTATTTGTAGGATTCTTAGGAGCAAAGTCTGAACCCTCAGTGGCTTCCATATTCTTTGACGGTTTGGAAACGTCATAATGCCTTTCCCAATGGGTATTAGGAACAGCTCTCTCTTTTTTTTCTTTTTTAGCCATATACTCTCTAATTTTAAATTTCCCAAGAAGGCAATTCTCCTTCATTTCCGACACTCGTAGTTCGGCGTCCTCCTGGATCAAATTAATGCCAGCTTTAGACGACTGAGAAATAAATTAATATTTCATTTGGTTTTTCTTAGCATAAGAAGCGAGCTTATCTTGTGACTCTTTCAAAGCTTCAGGATTCGGCTTATCAGTGTAACGAAGATCGCTCTCTTCTCCCATTTCAGATTGTGATTTTTCCCAATGCTCCATTGACATTTTTGATTGATGATTGGACATTCCTTTCATCAATGGGATATTTTTTCCTTTTGCCATATAGCCTCCTTAAGGATTTAGGGCTGGTTCTTTCATTTTCTCAAATTTTTCTTTTGTCAACATCCCTATTTTCATAGTCCAGTCACTGCTATCTGGCATAAACATAAGAAGTGGATCGGTAAATACGTACTGTTCCACATATAGATTTTCCAGAGATTTTAGGATGGAATTGAAAATGATACATACTTCCAACATAATTCTATCATCTGAGTTAAGGGTAGGAGTCTTAAATCCTCGGATAGAAAAAGCCAAAAAATGATCATAACCCATAAGATTAGGAATAATATATTCCAAATTAGTATCCTGCTTTACTCTATCTACCATCCACATCATTGTTATTGGCCTATTGCTTGAGGTAAAGGTTGAGGTTGATTTGCTAATTTGATTGCTTGTGCCATATCGAAAGCGCTCTTCATTTGATTGAAGTCCATTGTCTCTAATTCAAGCATAATCTTTACAAGTCCTAAGTCCGATTCCATTCTTTTACGCTCTGCATCGGCCTGGTTGTCTTGAATTTTGCTTATTTTCTCCTGAGCTGAAGCCAAAATCTCTTTTTCACGAGCAAGATCGCTCTTCGCTTTCGCAAACGACGCCATAACTTTAGCATTCTCAACCTTCGATTGCTGCTCGGCTTGTGCCTGTTGAGCTTGTTGCTGTTGTTGAGATTGCTCGGCTGCATCTTCTTCAGCTTGTTTCTTATTGGTTAAGAAAGCCGCCCTCCAAATCGTTTTGTCAGCTACTGTCATTCCGATTTCGCGGAAATGTAAAAGTTGTTGGAGCTCCATTTGACGTTGGGAGGCGGAATAGTTACCCTCTTCGACAAATACCGAGTATTTGAGAGAGTGGGAGGTGAAGAAGCGCTCGCTTGGAGTATGACCAAGGATGCTAGAAATCTTGCCTTTAGAAAAGTTCTTTCGTATGGCTTGTAACCGGATCTTACCATATAAGCGTTGAGAGTAGTCCAATTTGTCAAATATTGTTTGTAAAGTTGTAAGTCCCGCTCCTTGCCGAAGCATAGAAAGTATTCCGGATTTATCGTCCGTTGCTGCCCCCAGTAACTCTTCGTTGACTCCTGAGATTCGGGTAATGTCTTCACTAAGACTGCGTGAAAGTTCAAGGAGAGATTGGGGAATGGATGCTGCTTCAATTCTTTGTATCTCGTTTGGTAAGTGACCTGCTTTAAGAGGGACTAGGAATCCTTGTCCAGATTGTCTAAATGACTTAGGATCTACAACAGCATCAACTGGATAGATCCATCCTGAATTAATTTGAGACTGGAGGATGTCCATCTCAATGACCTTGCGCATATTATAAAGATATTGACAATCCCTAAGATTGCGGACCACTCCTTGCACGCGCCAAGCATAGGATTGAATATCAGGCTCGTAATAGGTGAGTAGAGGAACGAAAGGATATGAATCGATGTTAAGCAAATTGGGCCCATCATAGAGAACTCGACCCCCTAGACAAATGCATAGCTTAACAGTGGGCACCTGAGTCTTTCTAACTATGAGCCACGGTTGCATCTGCATAGTTCTCTTGAGTTCATCTTCGGAATCCTCTTCATCTTCTTCCCAAAGGACAGATTCACCAGAGATAGGGTCAAGGATGGTTGTTGCTTCTCGGGTGTCTCGATAGTGGAACTCGTCATAGGCAAAGAGTTGATTAGTAGCCATGTTGAGGAGTTCAGCCTGGAGAGGAAATCTTCCATCTTTAAGTCCAGAGGGTCTCATCTTGGCTATTTCTTTAGCATGACCAGGCAGAAGGGCTTGCGCCTGCATATTTGTGACCCATCTTCTCCTCCAGATTGCCGAACAATCGGTGAGGTCTTGCTTTCGAAAATAGGGATCAATCAAAAAATTATTATAGGAAACCTGGTCAGTAAATAGATCACCGCTGATAGGATCGAGAGTATAATCGGGATACAAATGTAACAGAGACATCCCGGTGTCGCATGCTCCTTCGAAACCTTCGCTAAGATATTCTTGAAAACCATCTCTCTCTTCACTCCATTTTAAGCATGCATTGAATTCATCAGCGAGGGGATCAGCGTCGTGATTAGGTATGGTAATGGTGGATTTGCGGTTCTTTCGCTGAAATCCACATATCATATTGATTTGACGGCGAATTAGGTTGAAAAACCAACGCCTAGTTTGATAGTAATTGTTGTCTCCATACATCATGGAGAGAAGAGTCTGATCCCCTACCTTGAAGCGCTTGTCAATACTTCCTTGAACCCAGTAGGCAGAATTCGACGGATACGTTTTGACATAGAAACTATCCATCCTCTGTTTCATATGTTTGGCTTTAGGATCGGAACCATCGAGATAACCATTTCCAAGGCTGTACCCCGAATTCGAATTTTCGTAGCTACCCAAATTACCTCAAGGATCTAGAATTTTATACCCGTACTCTATTAGAAATTCCTTAAAATATCTAATCTTATCTTCAAGTTTTTGTCCAGCAGGTTGCGCACGATGCCAAATTTCTAGATTTTCTATCCGATTATCATCTCGAATTCCATTTTTATGATGGACCGATTCGCCTTTTTTTAAAGGTCTGCCCATATATTCAGACATGACCCAAACATGTTCTGGGATCGCTCCCTTATCCTTATTAGCATTCGGATGTCCCACTCGCGCAATGATTTTGTAACCGTGTTTATTTATATATCCCTCTCCCGCAGCTTTTCGTCGAAGTGGACCATCGGGTTCGTGTCCTCTATATTTTCTATGCGACTTTCTGTTGTTAAGAATTCTTTTTTCTTTGTATCCAGGAATTTCATTGTCGCATTTATTTCTATAACATTTGCCGCAAAGCATGGAACTTCTATTAATGATTTTAATTTTGTCTCTAAGACAATGTGAGCATTTTTCACATACTCGGTTAGCTTCTCGTAGAACACGAGAGCAGGTGTGGCAATTAATACCGAAATTTTTGTAGGTTTTTTGGCACGTATTACAATTTCTTACTGGAATGCTGGCAAACCATTGCTTATTATAGCACGATTGGCACAGGTCGACGTAATTAGAATGATTTTCTTTTGAACAAGTTTGACAGATTTTCATTTTAACCTCCTATATATAAGAAGATTATACACTAAATTGCCAATTGATCTGGACTAGAAATATCCTCCTTGGCCTAAACCTAACATATCACTAACATAATTATCATCATTGGAGCCATAAACATTTCTTCGAATTTGATCGATCGTGAGATGCTCATCAGGATTATTGAATTCTCCCGAAGGAAAGGCGCTAAAAATTGCGTAGCGAGTGCAGTCACAAATATGGTCAAATTTTTTTAATGGCTTATCCTCACCACGATCCGCAGCAGCGGGATCCCAACAATAAGATTGAAGGGCTTCGATCAATGTTGTGCAGTTTTTATTAATAACCATATTTTTGTTAGCGATGAACTTAGAGACTGTCTTGATGCCGGGAAGCACGTCGTTCTTAGCCGACAGAACTGGAAGATTCCTGCGTTGAAGCTCAAGCTTTAAGCTTGCCGCTGAGGGGTCGACATAGATAGCCGAAACATTGTGATAAGATACAAAATCTTTTATATCGCGAGCTAGTTCGTCGTCCGTTTTTTGCCGCCCACCTTTGACCGAATCATAGTAATACTCCCTCTCAACAGTGATTTGAGGCCAACGAGTAGGGCGAATCCCACATAACACGGCAGCAGTAGCATTACTAGTCCCATAGTCAACACCAACGACATAGTAGTTCGGAGTATCCTGATCATTCTCATAGATGTTTTCCTTGTCGAAAGAATCATATATTAACCCATGAGCTACTGCCCATTCGCCCAGAATGTAGCGCTTATACCACATACCAGTATACATTTTTTTCATACGCTCTACATATTCAACTGTAAGCGTAGGATTGTCTTCCATCAAGAAGGTCCAATACTTCACCCCTTTTTCGTCTGCTTGATCGATAATCTCTTTCTTAAACCAATGGGCTGGCCCTTCGGGGTTACAGGTAGCAAAAAGCTGAGCTCCAGGTTTACGTAGACGGCCGATAAGCATATTCCATACGTTTTGAGGCATATTGACTACCTCATCACAGAATGCTAGAGCAAGAGTCATCCCTTGAATGTCTTTATAGGCTCCGGAGTCATGGACGCCTTTAAAGTAGACATCTCTTCCATAAAGCTGCGTTTGCATGCATTTGGGAGAAGGCATAGGAAATCCTAAGGCAGGATAGAGAAGAGACAGAATATTATGCTGGATAGTAGTACGGCTAACGCCAGTGAAAAGCACGTCGCCAGGAGGTCCATTACGGAGTCTCTCTATTACCTTCTGCGTCGCTATGTGGGATTTCCCCGATGATATCGCTCCCACCCAGATGTTGAACGGGGCTGTTGCTTCCATGTAACTGAGCGTCTGCTTGGGGCTTAAGAGCATTCATTAACTCATTGAATTTGTGTTCTAATTGTATGTAACGGTCTTGTAATTGAAGATAATTTTCCGTAGGGGGCAGCTCTTTTTCTTTAGAAGGTTGAGCCTCTACTTGATTGCAACGGGTACGGCCTAGGTGAATAAGCAATGTAGTATCCCCTTTTTTTGTTAACTCTCCATCCCTAGATAGTCCTATTGCTTTAATATATTGAACATATTTTATATTTCCTTCGCCTACTCTCTGTTGCCGAAGCGAATAATCTTGGAAACTTTCCCCATATTCTTGTTTGAAACGATTATAGAATGTAGTATCATCTAGGCGAAAATCCTGGCAAATCTCTATTCCATTACATCCGGCGGCTACTTTAGCTTCCACAAGATTCCAGTCAATAGGTTTAGGAGGTCTAGCCATTATTGGATTACCACAGTAGTTTTAACTGTAATGCTCTCGGGCTCTCCAGGGAAATTATCTCGAGCTTCTTTGACATAAGCCTTGATCATGTCCATATTATGCACACCTTCATAGCATAGAAAAGCATGACGTAGAGTCTTCTCTTCATCTTTCATGACGACTATAATTTCAGCACATTCGCTCATATGAAAAATTATAGTACTTAGGTGTTTATTTTTTAAACAGAAAGAAAAAGGCTAAGCGACGAAACTAGCATTGTAGTCGTTTACGATCGCCTGCATAAAATCCTTGTGGATTTCAGGGGGCATTTTAGTATTTAAACAAAAGAGCTGCATCATGCAGTCGAACCATGCAGCGACTTCCCAGGACTCCATTCCGCACCACACTACATATTGATCTTCATAGACAGGAGATTCTTTATCCACCTCTATCCATTCCATAGCCATCTCCACATGTTGCCATTTACTATATCTAGAAAAAGTTGCGTTTCACTCAAATGCTTATGCGCAAATCTATAAATCAAGCAAAGAATTCCTAAAAAGACGACTACAGATTTGAAAATAACTTTCATTAGCTAACTCCGCATCCTGTCAGTTCTTAAAAATAAAATTATAAAACATAAAAATAACACCTAACAAAACAAGGGTCAAAATAAACTGTAGAAGTGATTTACAGCTATGAACATCTAGGAGGAGTTGATCCACTTTTGCTACCTGTCAATTTTTAAGATCTTACTTTAATTCTTCCAACAGAACTTTGTTTAATTGGAGCCGCGGGTAAAGGCCTCCAATGGGTTGGATTATGACTCCTAAATTGCACATCTAAAAACATACATTCCCCATCTTTAAACAATCTGGCATATCTATTTACATTTATTTGAGGACACCACATTCCATTTAAAAAATAAGAATTTTTTATGTAATTACATACCAGTACTTCTTGGTTTTCATCGGGCAATCTCTTTTTAACGCTAATCCATTTCACTATCATGTCGGTCTCTCTGGTAATGCAATCCAATGGGAGATGTCATCAAATGAGATATCAGTTCTACGTAGAATAACCAAGCGATGCTCTGGTATTGCTAAACCAACTTTCTCATCGGTAATGTCTTCATCCGCCACAAAGTATATGTCACATTCCGTCTGTGGCTCTTGGGATTTCATCTCTATCCATTTCAGCGAATACAGTTGTTTGCTTTCCATTAAATGTATTACTTATATATATTCAAACTTCTACGGCATTTTATAATAGCGCAACAATGTCCAGGGGAATTGAGTTTTCCATTCTTCATAAACTTCTTCCGTTACATTTTTAAATTCATGTTCTTCATAAGTCGACACATCTCTAACTACTTCAAAATTAGATCCCGTACAATTTTTAAAAACAATCATATACGGTAACGGATTGCCCGGACAGTACGGACATTTATTTGAAAAGTTTCCAGGTGCCCACATTTGTTCTTCCGCAGCGTAATCGACAGCAAAGTAATAAATTCCCATATTTATTCCAATTTACTTATCATGATAATCATTTGGGCGGCTCCGGCAGTGGCATCCAATGCGTGGGTTTCGAAAAACGAAAATCTCCGTGCCATCCATCCTGTTCACTATAAAGGAAACGATTATCGGCTAAATACAGAGTCCCACGTTTAACCACATGTGCGAGATATACGTTCCCGTTTACTAGCACCAAAACATATTTCCCCTCAAATTGTGTTGGCGATTTGTCAGCTACGCTAATCCATTCCATTGAATTTACCTCTCTTGCAAATTACATCTTTTTAGCAATTCATGTCAGTCGGTGGAAGGATTGTTCTATTGCAGGCCCAGTCCCCAATCCCCTTCTTGTACTGTTCTTGCTGATTCTCATCGCCCATGTGTTTAGTAGGACTGTTCTCTCGTTTTTCTCGCTTTTCTTCTTCTTGAATTTCGGACGGTCCTTTAGGATGTCCCGGAATCTCACCAGCAGATACCGGGAGACAGTAGCACCCGCATGTCACAATCAAGAGCGCGATCTTCAAAACTTTATAGAATTTTATGCTAATTTCCACGGCTTGCCTTTGTTTATGTAATAAATCGCTGTAGGAGTATAGACAAAACCTGTATAGGAATTTTGTCTTTGAGCCACATAGTCTTCTAGACAGTATATAAACGTTAAAGAAATTACAGACAATATAAATAGAATCTTTGTGAGCGGGGAAATTCTAGGAAATAGAACGGGATTTTTATCCATTGTGGAAAACCTATAAACATTTAAACAATGTGTCACAAAATCTTTTTGATCAATCCGTCCACAATCCCTCTAGATGCGATCCCACTTTCTTCCTTTACAATAGTGAGTCCATCCACTCTCATCAAAAACTCTTTTGTATTCGGCTCTTCTATTAAGTTCCTCATAGGAAACCGGTACACCTTTATTTTTCTCTTTCCATTCTATTGGCTTATCTTTTTTTCGTAGAATGATTTGCTTTTGACGTTTGCAAGTATCACAAACCACTTGCATCTTCCTTTCATTCACCCGCCGAAAAGTAAGTCCACAGGAAGAACAGATAGCATTTAATTTGTTCTCTCTTATTTCAAACATCTTTTTATTAGCATGTTGCTCACAGGCATCCGAACACCATATCTGATAAAGTTTTTGGGGGGTAAAGTTATGGAAACAGATAGGACATGCCAAATTTTTCTTAGCTTCAAAAAATTCTCCCTCCGGTTGTAGAACGGACCAAATTTTTTGCTTGGGAGTTAGTTTCACAGCTATTATTTCTTTTTGCGTTCCGCTTTCTTCCATTTTTCTCCCGCTTTCAATCCCTTACGCTTAGCTTCCGAAATAGCTATGGCAGAGGCCTGTTTAGGATTGGTTACAATGGGACCAGTTTTGGAACCAGAATGTAATTCTCCTTTTCCAAATTCATGGTACACTTTTTTCATTTTCTTTTCAGCCTTAGGTGAGTAAAGCTTGTTTTTTTCTTTTTTCATTGGCAAACTCCTTATGCTTTTTGCACAAGTCATACAGCACATATTCACGCCACTCCAGCTCTGGCATTTTTTCACCTCTATTCATGGATTGGCAGGCTAATTTGAATTGTCTCCAATGTTCATGTAGAACCTCATCCCAGGTAATATTTACTTGCATTTAATTTACTCTTTAAAATTACCTAAACTCTTAAACGTCTGATAATTGTGCTTATGTTGTACTGATTTCAGTCCTCAAACTTCCTTCTGCTTCCGTAAACGACTAAGCCTAAGAGTATAACATATCCCAACAAAAAACCCCACATTTTTAAAATTTCCAAGCGCCCTCACAGGCATGTGTGAGGGGGGTCGAATTTTTATATAGTTTCATCTGGTTTGGGCCCTATTTTTTCATAACTTTTTAAGTCAATCAAATCTTCGGCATCAAAATAGAACTTTTCCAAACGCCAGTTTTCGTATTCACGCGGCTCGTCTAGCCTAACATGAATTTTTAAATACCCCGGCTTAGTAGAAATAATTGTCCCCGTCTCCCCGTACCACATATGAAAATCTTGACAAGGGACAATGATTTTAACTTTTTGCCCTTTCTTAAAATCTGCATGAGATTGCCCGATAGTATTATAAAATTCTTTCGCTTCTCTTTTAACATCAGCTAAGGACTTCTGTTTTTTCCTGCAAGTACATTCATTCATTAAAACGGTAGCTCCGAATCGTTTGCAGGTTCAGGGAAAGTATCGAACCCCATAGGTTCAATGCTTTTGATTCCATTTTTCTGACAGAACTCGTCAACTTTTTTATTCAATCCTTCCAACAGCTCGGCATTGTATACCTGAGTTTCGAATTCAAAAAACTTAAGATAGTTTGGCGTACCGTCGGCATGATCTCTCGAAAAACTCGGGTAGTTAAACCATTTGCGATCCCCGCTTTGAACATGAGAAACTTTACGCAGCACTATCACTGTCGGTTTTAGAATAGGAATGCGGATATCTACATATCCGATCGTCTTATTTTTGTTAGCTTGCTCATAATAAAGTACTTCAACCATATAAACCTTAAATTCTATTTGATTTGATTTGTTCGGATAAAATTTTATAAAATAATCTTGACAGTTCTCTTGCGTCTTCGTCCTCAGCGTTTTCATTTAATAAACAAGAGATGAACTTCAACAAAAAATTAATCATCTCAGCAGTGGAAACTCCGGACTCTTGCCCAAATTTAACTAATTTCTTAAAAAGCTCATCTTCCCATTCTTCCATTATCATCTTTTTTTCTTCTTTTTCATTGCTTTCTCACCTATCTCCACCAACTTATCTCTTTTCTGGTCAGCCTTCAAAAGAGACGCCTCTTCTTTCTCCAATTTCTTTGTATCTTTTTTTAGTTTCTTAATTTTTTTGTCCACTGACTTCTCCATATTTTTTGTTATGAGCACTCGCATATACTCTTCAAGAGTAAGAACTTTGCCTTGATAGCACACTAACTGCAAAGTGCGTATTTGAATTGTATTATCAATGCCGTGGACTCTTTCGTCTAGATCTATTTCAAACTTTTTCTTCATACCACTTATTATCTATTAAAATTTTTTCAGATGCTATCAGAGCGCTCATGCGCGCCGCTAAACCTATATGATTAATTTCTTTTGAAGCGTAAAGTTGCTTTCCTTTTTCCCATTCTTTTTTTGCATTCGAATAGGCTCGCAAAGCCCTCTCTCGATTGGAAAGCTGATTCATCCCCTCCACCATATTAAGAAAAAATATACAGCTAGGGCGAAAGAGATCGTGGCAAGTGTGAGGTCAATTTTATTATCGTCCAACTACAAACGACCTCCTTTCAAACCAGGCTTTCCCCACCACCTCGATTTGCTCATTCGGGTAGTATTTCTTAAATCGCGCCAGTTTCGTTTTTGATTTCGGGTCTAGGTATCCCTTCACCTCAATCCAGATCGTTGAACCTGACGCAAGCAAGACCCTAAAATCGGGCTTGTAGGATCGGACTCCCCTTTTGATATTTTCAAACCAGAAGGTTTTCGGCTCATATTCCCATTCTAAAATAATCTTTTGCTCTTTCTGCCAGTGCAGGTAGAGCGCGTAGCTATACTCCCATTTAGAACGGAAATAGATCCGTCTCCCTCCCACTACATGCCACGCGGCATGATTAACGAATTTCCTCGGAGTTCTTTTAATCGCAAGGGGTTTCATCGAGGCCTAGATTGATTTTTTCTCTTAGCCACGCGATCACGCCACTACGCGGGTACAAAACTTTACCGCCTTTGTACTGCTGGAAATACGTCGGACAGTTCCCCGCTTTCCGGGCAGTATGGGCGACCATACACGACCGATAAATCCCCACTCTCAAAAGGTCGTTTACCGTACATAGCTCAGGAAGAAGGCCCTCTAGATTTTCGAGGTATTCTTCGCATGGCCTGGTATCTGGAATCTTATGTTTCATTTTTTAATAGCCTTTATGGTTTCATTCTGTGCGCTCTCCATATCCGGAGAGCGCACAGAAAACAATTCTATTCTGTTGAATACATATCTATATTCACATTTTCAAAGAATGTATCTTTATAAATTTCAGACATGTCTTTGTGTCTTAACGGACTTAAAAACAATGTAGGTTTACCGTACCAATGGCGCTCACGCAATACCTGTACAATAATTTCTTTAAAAAGGGGAGAATTTATTTCGTATTTAGAATTCCCCAACTCATCCAGAACCAAAAACCTAGCATTGCAAATGCCGTGTAAATGAATTCTAAAATTATCTCCTCTGTAGTGTCTCTTTTCACAGTCTCGAATGAGATCGCTAAATCTTAAATAATGTGGATCAATTTCTAAATCACGGCTTAACGCAGCTGCAAAATGGGTTTTTCCTGAGCCATGTGGAGCGTTAATCAATACTGAATTATCCTTCAGCTGATCTTTTATTTTTGCCAAATTTCTGTTAATGTGGAGAGCTAAACCAGAAAAAGGGCGCCCTTCTTTGAGCTTAAAATCTTCTAATGAAGCGTGTTGATAATTTTTCCCAAAAATTTTTCCAATGTTACTTGTAGTCATATAATCCTTATAAATTTTTTTATTTCCTCTGTTTTTAAGAATGAGTAGAGGAATCCTCACTCTTTATAGATTAAACATTTATATCCAATTTCCTTTTTCTCAATTGGTTCAAACATTCTTCTCTAAATCCTTTAGACCCAAATTTTAATACTACTGAAGGAGAATTGGCGCCCTGAATGAATTCAAGATAGTCCGGTCCTAAATGGAGATCATTGCGTCCTTTCCATTTATTCCATATTTTCTCAGCCAGCTTACGGTCCGACTCTCCCTTTTCCTTTCCCGTAGAGTTAGACTTTCTTTCTTCATGAGCTTTAACTACCCATCTCAGGATTGATTTGTAGTCGTTCTTTTTCCATTTTGAGGGATCAGTTTCCTCTTTCCATTCTCTGAGAATTCGATAAAAAGATTCGGTATTTTCGCGCCCATAGGATTGCATGAGATCATCATGCTCGGCATCGGCGGTAAAGACTAACCCATCTCTTTGCTTTTTTAATGAAGAAGAAGGAGCGCGTGGAGCGGGTTTGTCCCGCTCTCTCTCTTCTTTTTTAGCATCTGTTTTAGAATCTGTATCCTTATTACAGTTTCCATTTTCGGAAACTCCATTTTCCGAATCTGGAATCTCCATTTTCCGAATCTGGAATATCGCAAACTTTTCTTCATTCGCGAACGCATACCATATGGTTCGGTCTAAAGGAGTTTTATTGAAATTGTTCTTAATCAAAATCTTGCGTCTAACCAATTCGAGCAAAAGACGCTTGACATGAGCGTATGACCAATAAGGAAAATGAGCCGCTACCTCAGCAATGGATTGATATGTCCAGGTGCGATTTTCATGGAGATTTTTTCCCATCCTCTTGTTCTTCAAGACCCAAAACTGAAAATGATGAATCAAAATAGCCAAGTCGACACTTTTCAATTCAGAGGCTAAGACGATATCAAACGAGTGATGAATGGAAGAATTATTCATTTATTCCCCCTTGCGCAAAAAGACAGGGCACGATAGTATAGATGGTATATAGTCGTTTCTCATAAGGATGCTCCCCGTCCAGGGAGCATTTTTTTTGCTCAGATTTTTTCATGTGATCCTAGTTGTTGAATTTTATTGACGTACGTTGTATACTTCCAAACAGACAGAACGAACGGTAAAGATATAGCAGCAAATAAAACGGGGTTTTTTGCGCTTCTGTTGAAGTGAAAAGGGCTTTTGATTATCTTCTGTTGCATCCTTAGACGGGTCTCGGTAACTGGTTTCTTAGACAGATCGGGGTCTCCTTAGCTTAGGCTTAGGCTTAGGCTTAGGCTTAGGCTTAGGCTTAGACGGGGTTCTTGTTCGAGTGGCTCGTTACCACTCTCACGGTTTTTTTCATTGTGTTCTTATTCGCGGGGGAAGCAATTCCCTCGCGAAGACTTTCCAGGTATAAGCCTAAACTAACTTTTTTAGAAGAAAATTCGCTTAAACTACATTTATTTTAAGATCTTTTTTCTCGTTGCAAGATACAACACAAGATTCCCAACCGCCTAAAGATTCAATAGTAAATTCTTCACTCAAAACATCATGAATCAAATCCGAAAGACCGACCTCTCCTCGAGTCGCCTTCATTAAAGGCACCCAATATTTTTGGGGTAACGAAAACTTTCCCGATAAAATCTGATAGAAATATCGCTTGTCTAGACCAATTTTTTTAGCAATCCACTGTTTTTGGACGCCGTTGTCTCTGCAGTATTTATTTACACTCTCACCCAATTGACTCATTTTTTTCCCTGTCGTTATTTTTGTATACATAAAATCATTGCGTTACGTAATATGTAATGTAACCGAATATCGAGTTTATGTAAAGGGGGACTGTGACAGACCTAGAGATAGCACGACTCAACTATGTAAGGGTGAGCACCATAATAAGTAAACAAACCGCCGAGGATATGGCTCTCATTCCTCCTGCTGTCCTTGAAAATGCCGGATATAGAGGAACCAAAGTCCATAATTACTGCACCGCATACGTCAAAGGACTATGGCTACCTGAGATGGAAAAAGAATACGAGCCTTATGTCGAGGCTTTTATCAATTGGTATGATGTCAATGTCTCACGGACCTTGCATACCAACACTCGTTTATACGACGATGAAAAAAAAATTACAGGAGAATTTGACATGATTGTCAAACTTAAAGAAAATAATAGAATTGCCATGCTGGACCTCAAAACGTCGGCAAACGTTTCGAGATCCTGGCCCGTGCAATTAGCTGCATACAAACACCTCTGTGAGTTGAACGGATTTCACCCAGAGATTTATTACAACATCCATTTGAAAAAAACGAAATCGGCTACATATGAATTGGTAGAGGGGATCAAAACAATGGTTACTCCTCCTAAAATCAAATGCATAGAGATTCCGCACGAAGATCTTAAGCCTTCTT